ACCTTCCATTGTGAATGTCCAGATCACCAGAATTAGTAAATTTATAATCCTCAATAAAGAAACCTTCAGGGAATATACCAATTGGTGGTCTATTTGTAGTGTCTACCTTCATCTCATATCCAGATATCATTTGTTTGATAATTCCACCATCTGGATTCGTATAACCATACGGACCATAAATTGGACAACTATCATAGGCCCATCCAACAATTGGTGAGTGTGATGTATTGTCAACCTCTATTCCATTTAATTTTTGTAAATCTGGTATTCCATAATATTTCTTACCACTATTGAGGAGAACATAAGTATTCTCTCTTAAACTTCTAGGCGTATAAATGTGACAATATTGAGTGATATCTCTACTAATATTTTCTTCAACAATTCCATCATCATTTTTAATTTTGTCAAAATTTCTTTCGAACAGATTTACATTCCACTCGTTAATATCAAACTTTACTAAGGCATTGACACCGGGATTTTCAATTGTGATACTAGTTTTGCCCGCAACATAATCTATACCAGAATTGACTATTTTAACCTCAATTAGTTTACCATCACTAATAATTGGAGACAGTTTGGCATAGTTGCCAGGTCCATTAATGACTAAGTTTGGTGGAGAAGTATAATTATTACCTTGATTATTAACTACTACATCAACAATTTTTCCATTGTTAATAACTGGTTCTACTTGAGCTAAGACCCCATTCTCAAACGAAAAATTAGGTTGTCTATCGAAATTAAGAATATCTGATGAACCATATTCAACACCTCCATTCGTCAGGTCAATAGAATCAATAGATCCTCTGAATACTGGTTGAACTTGGCACTGGAAACTCTGACCAGAACGACTATCAATACCAGTAACACCATTAACAGATACAACAATTGGTTTGTAATTAAAAGTTCCCTCACCGGTACTTGTAATATCAACAATAATGTTTTTATCAAAAAAGTAACTTAAAACAGTACCACCAACACCCACCTCGCTTAATGAGAATGAATTATCATCAATTTTTCTTACATAATAATCTTTTGATTCTACAATACCAGATACTGCACTTGACCCAGAGGTATATCTGATAATTTCTTTAGTTTTGTAACCATGATTTTTAATTTGAAAACTATTTGTAGCAGTTGAAATGCCAGTTGATACAATCTTTCTTTCCTTGTTCTTAAAACCAGAACCAGGATTGGTGACAATAATACTTCCTACAACATTTTTTTTCTCAGCTGACTTTATACTCTGAATTCCCAATCCAAATTGACCAAGGGTTACAGGATTAATACCAGCTCGAGAATCAGTCGTATTGTTGTGAAGTGTTATAGTAAAATTATCAACAATATCAACAAAATAGGAAGAGTTTGTAGATAAACCACTAACACCTTTCATTCCCCTTGAATTGTAAATTACTCTCTCATCTTGTTTAAACTTATGGAATGAGCTAAATCCAATTTGATCATTTGTAAGATTAAGATTGCCGTTGAACTCTGTATTGATATTAACTTCGTAAACAATTTGAGTAAGGTTTACTACAGCCTGAGCATCTGTATCGGGATTGCCACCATCGATAGTAACTATTGGTGTATTTTGAAAATCAAAACCACTATCAGTAACGTCAATTCTTTCAAGATTTCCCTCGACTGCAACTGTACCAGTTGCACCAGAACCCACCGAATCACTAATAATAAATTTTGGAGGACTGATTATATCATATCCTGACCCACCATTAGTTACTATTAATTTTCTAATTGGTCCATAAAAAACTGAATCATTTGATTTGTAATTGAGAAGTTCAACACCATTGATGAACATCCCATTGAAACCAGGGAGAGTTGTGGAAGGACCAAATCCTTTATTAATTAATTTTGTAAACTTTCTAAAAATTCCTTGTGGTTCAATAGGTTTTTGATAAAATTTAAAATAAGTAAATACGTTATCAGTTACAGTTCCAGAAAAAGTTACATACTTGTCTTTGAACAGATCAGCCCTACTTTTTGACAACTTTATTGAAGTTTTATTATAAATTCTCACATAATAGACGGATTCATCTAAATTCTCAAACTGACTTATCGTGATGTTTGTAGAAGAAGTTCCATCTGGAAAAGTCGTCGTATTTACAATTCTTCCTGCAGAATATTGAACAGTATCTCCAGTATAGAAACCATGATTGACCCCAAAGTCAATAATATCATTACCATCAGGAGAAGATGATCCAGAGAATGTTAATGTTTTATTATATGGATCAGTTGGTGTATCTTTATATAATGGAAGTGAATTTGATGCAATAAGAATATCCCCATCAAAGTTAGAATAGGTATCTTGTACATTTGCAATATACTTGTTAAGAAAATTATATTCTCTAGAGTTTACCTTAAGGGTTTGATTCTCAACTTTCCAAAAATTATCAACATTCAGTTTGAGGGGTGATTTAACGATAAAAGTATTTTCGGAAATAATTGATGTAACATCGACAGGAACAATATTACTATCGTCATCAGACAGTAAAAGATTGTACCCAGGTCTAATATGATTAGTGTCGTATGTAGTTACAGAATATTTGTTTTCAAGAACGTCAGTTACTTCAATCGATTGAACATCATAGTGAGATTTAGTATTGTTTAACCATTCTGATGAATTGATCGAGACATCTTCAATACCAAGAGACTGAATATGAACAGTGTCATTTTTTTCATAAAGATGACTGTTTGGATCTACTTTTAATTCTTTTAGAGTCGAAGTAATCTTTACTCTTATTTCTTCATCAGTACCAATACCAACATATGCATAAGAGTAATCACTAAACCTTATATCTGTCTTTTTACCTAATACACTTGGAACAGGATCAACGTTTAAAAATTGATTTATACTTTTTCCATTATAATTAATTTCTATCTCATTATTGTCGATATCGAGAATTTCAAGTTTTCCAGTTTCGGGAAAACTTACTGTTGAATCAACATCAATAATTGTTGATCCAGTTGCAACTTGTGTTAAAATTTTTGTTTTTGGGTTTGACTTAAAATAACCATACAATGAACCATCAGTATTGATATCTCTATCGTACCCATAATCAATACTAAGTTGATAATACTCACCGTCACCATACTGAATCTGAGAAACATGAGTTACCGTTCCACGAGCATCAGTAGAATCTTGAAAAAGTGTAAGACTTTGGAGGTCTAATGGATTACCAATATCTTTTTTTACAACAATATCTTGAGTTACATTGTAAGATGCATCAGATGGACTGAACAGAAATTGACTCGGGCGAATGATATCAACAGTTTCACCAAAGAGAGCTTTGAAAAGTATTTTATACGATAAGTCTGTTCCTTTTGTCTTATAAAAACTGTCACTATTGATGATGAAATTCTTTTGATTTGTTTTTAAATCTCTATTACCAAATCCTGGACTAATTTGAGTCTTTAACTTTTTGAAAAACTCTTGTAAAAACAGAACATTTAAATTATGAACTACATCACCTGATGTATGATCATCTGGTACTGTAGAATTTTCAAATTTTAATCTATCTGGAATACTAGATGTATAGGAACTGGTTCCACTAAATCCTCTCTGGCAATTTTGAAATGTAGTGAAAGTTTTTGTTTCATACATTATAATCTCATCACCAATTTTGATGAGACCATTCCTATCTAAAAATCCCTCAGTATTACCTTCTACAACAATATCTTGAGCTACAGAATCAATGTCAGTTCTTAGTTTTGCATTAGATACTAAGTTAGTAAGATTACTAACATTTACATACTTGTCAATATTCTGCAATAGATCAAGTGTAGCACCTTTAGTTTCCTGAGAAACATAGTACTGTTCCAGGAATTCTGAAAGAAGAGGAAAGTCCTCCTTCACAAAAGATGGAAGTTGACTCGCAACTATATCTTGAAATTTGACTCTGTCTATTGACATTATTTTACAATCTTAGTAGGATGAACCTGATGAACCTGATGAACTAGAACTTGATGAACTAGAACTTGATGAACTAGAACTTGATGAACTAGAACTCGATGTCGTAGACACACGGGTTGTATTCAATCTAGAAACAGTTTGATCATTTACAGATGTTTCTGTTGATGAGATGATAGAGTGCCCCCCTTTACCACGAACCAAGCTTCCACTTGAATAACTTGAAGATACGGTGTAAGTACTACCTGACACATCACTTCCTGAAGATATTGAATCAGGAATTGGAGTTATATTCAATTTGGAGGGATCCATTTGTAAGTAAAGGTCTTGAAGACCAATTATATCGTTTGAATGAGGACAAGCTGAAACTTCAATGAGAGAAGTGCCACGAAAGACTTCTGTTGATATCACATTCAATGGATTCAAACTAATGAGTCCTTTAACATAATCAATAGTTCCGATGTTGTTCTTAACAACAACTGGTTCAGTTGGTGAGATTAATTTAAACAAGAAAATTGTTCCTGTTCTCAAATCCGCATTTGGTGAATCACTCATGTAAACAGTTCCACTAATACCACTTACAGTAAAACCAGAAGTTTTAACATTGAAACCAATTTGATTCTTGATGTGAATTTGATTTCCAAATCCAATACTATACTCTACGAACTGATTTGGAAAAGGTGATAAATCTCTTCTCATATGAATTATAGTAATGTTCGACGTAATGAATTCATTACTATCGTCAACCACTTTAATGAATTTACTATATTTAAATCTAGCCCCAAACTTATTTAACTGAGTAGAATTGGCGTAGTTTATGATATTATTAGTCACCGAAGTTACTAATTGTGATGGCCCTGATGTTAGGTTGGAATTATAATAGACATTAGTATCAACTTCAATAAACAAATACTTCAAATCAATGATTTCTGATACAATACCAGCTACAGAGTATTTTCTAAGTTCAAGTTGAAGACGCCTCTTTACCTCATCAGATATGAATACCCCATTGTGTGGTTTGATGCTGACAAATACCTTTCCATATTGTGGTGGATTAGTTTCTTCCCCACCATATGCTGATACTGATTCAGCTTCGGGGTAGATTCTTGGGATGAGTGTTTCAAAATCAGTTGTTGTTACAGCTCTGTTCTGGGATGCATAGATGTTGGGTGCGAATTTCTTAATTGATTCAACGCTTTCAATTTCTTCTCCACCATATGAACTTTCATTGATTGTTAAACCAGAAATACCAGAAGAAATAATACTACCATTTTGATCATTAAGTGTTCCAACATATGAAAAGTTAGAAAGACCATTTGCTACTGATCCACTACAAGACAAATAATTGACTTCAATTTGTTTTGGTTCTTCTATAGATTTACCAAACACACCGTCACCGAACAACAATTCATATGTTTCTCCTTCTGATTCTCTTAAAAAGTAAAGAGGTGTATTTTCATCAACATTAATCAAATTATCATATTGTGTATATTTTCTTGTGGTGCTGGATCTTGCAGAGTCTCTTACAAGTACCCTAATATTATTAGTATCAATTCCAGAATTTGGTAAAATATATGTTTGGTTTGGATTACTTGAATTTACAACAAATACTGAATTTAAATATGAACCTTCACACACATTAATATTATCAAATACAGCTGTACCAGTTGAGTCAACAGGGACAGTAATGTCCTCCATGATACAAAAAGTAAATGATTGTTTATTGAAGTTTGAAGCACTCAGTGCAACAGGACCAGCTTTGAGTGTTATTATCGAAACATTAGAATTTGATGCATCAACTGAAAAACTAATATTACATTTACTTGATTTTCTTGATCTGGGAAGATATCCAATATTTCTTGCAATCGATACAACATTCTCTCTCAGTGTCGCACTATCAAGAAACACTTCATTCGACACCATATTGGCGTTGTATGAAGAGATATATGTGTTATATGCTAATGTGTCTATGATGGTCGATAGGTTCGATCCTTCAAAGTCATAATCCGTGAAATTGGAATTAACTCTGAGGTAATCTTTGATGGATTGTTTAATCTCATCAAAATCGACATTACTGAAATTTACTAAAGGCATTTTACCTAGTGGGTTCTAATGCGAACTGGAGTTGTTGTGTGTCTGACTCAATACCAATAATATTATATGTGATTGTTACATTGAACTCATGTGAGTCAAAGTCAGGTGTCACATCGATGGATTCAATCTTAACTCTTGGTTCAAAGTTACTAATCGTAGTTTGAATTTGAGTTTTAATTGCAAAAGCAGTTTGTTGATCAAAGTTTTCAAATAGTAATCTATAAACTTCAGACCCTAGTGCTGGATTGAATGGTCTTTCACCAGGAATTGTCAATATAAGATTACGAATAGATCTTGCAATCGCATTCTCATTATGAAGTGCTATTAGATCATAGTTCAGAGGATTGATCTGAAACGACGCACTTACATCTTTAAAAGCTTTACTAACTCTTTGAGCTGGCACCTGTTTAGATACTACAAATCTGCTTTATTTAGGTGTGTTCTGATAAGGTTTGTTGTCCACACTTACATTCATGATCTGGATCACTGCAATCCTCTTCAGATTCAAACAAACCATCCTGATTTACAATTCTCTTGTTCTTCGGTGTTTGTCCATCATTATTAATTTCTCTTAACAGATTGTCTTCCATTTTACTTAGAATATAATTACTATCTATGAATCATGATCGAGCGAATCCTCTTCCTTACGTTCTTTAGCTGTCTTCCAGAAGTATTCATCTTCTCGTCCCATACCAAGACGTTCAAAACCATTCTCAACAGAATAGTATTGTGTTGATACTTTAAAGTCTGGCATCTTTGGATCCTCAGGTGTCAAACTGTTATCAAAGATACGCATTCTATTATTAGGATACAATGCATACTGTCCATTCTCTAATTCAATTAAATTATGTGACTTATGTTCTGCAGGATTCTCTGATGTTGCATAATCAATTGTATCAGGATCTTGATGATAATTATCTAAGGTACAAACATATGTTCCTTTCATAATACCATGATCTCTTGTATAAAGTTCATAGTCCATACTACCAATAAACTGTTTCTGAACAGTTACAACACCATAGTCCATACAATTCCAGAACTGTAGGTTCGGTAGATTCATATCAGGTGTTGGTGTCTCTGGATCTGATACAAAGGCACTGATTGGTAGTTTATCATACATTGCTGCATATTCAGGGAGATATGTCTCAAAGTAAAATGCACGTCCTGGGATGGACTTACATGACACCCAGACACCCTTTACAAACTCTCCATGACCACTTTGATGGTCCGTAAGATATTCTTTCCTTACCCATACTTCAGTTGAAGGTAGATTAGCAATCAGACATGCCATACATGAATCCTCAGTTAATATATCTATACATTAAAAAAGACCCCGAAGGGTCTAGTTGATTATCGTCCTTGTCCCTTATATCTTTTCTTCTTATGATTGGAACTCGTAGCCGCGTATTTTGTATGTTGACCAGATCCTTGTCGGGATTTTTTTGGTTGTGATTCAATAAACACATTACCTAACAAACTCTTCTTAACTTTAGCCATACTCTGTACCTCCTATTAAATAACACGCATTTTTTCATGACCCACACGAATACGAGGATCACACCAAATCTCATAACCTGCTTCGATAGCATCTAGACAGAATGAAACATCCTCTCCACACATATCTTGAACAGCTCCTGATTCAAACACCTGCATCTTCGGTGCAAACCATGGATATGTCATCTCTTTATTCTCAAATACTCCCTTACGAATCATTACCCATCCGAAACCTGTGTAATCTACAGTGAAAGGCTTCTTACGTTTCTGAATACTATCAACCATCTCATGATTCATCACACCACCATTGTTACGGAAGTCATCTTCTTCCAACCAATGTGCAACTGAGGTGGTTCTCCCGTCTTCTGTGGAATACCAACCAGCAGAAATTGGATGATCTGCTCCCTCAATCTCATTACCTTCTTCATCAATTGCTGATGCAGGTAGTGATACATCACACAACTGCCAAAACTTCTCTGGATTAAACACAATATCACTATCAATCCATAACTGATAATCATAGTTCAACTTACCATCCCAGGGAATCTGATCTGGTCCACGAAGTACATTAGCACCTAAACACTTACAACGTGCAAAGTTCACCATTGATGAGTAATCCTGACTGATCTGAATACTCATTCCGTTCTGTACCATATCAAAACACAATTGAACGAAGTTCTTCATAAACGTATATGAACATCCACGTCCTGGTAGACAAAATACAACTGTCTTCCCACGCATCCTTGCTCTGATAGCATCATAATCCCATTCTGGTGTATCTGTATTCTTTACTCCACTCTTGGGCTTTGATGCTTTTACTGTAAATCCTTTAGCCATAAGTCTGTGTAACTCAATTCAATTATAGTCTGTATATGTATGAAAGTCAATAGGAACTTTCTTCAAATTCCATAGTCGGTTTATACACTAATTCATATGAAAGATCATCCTCCTCATATTCAGTCTTCATTAATCCTACCATCGCCTTTAATGTCGTCCATGTCTCACTGAATCCTTCTTCAGTAATACACGAAACCACACACTCATCACGAAGGTATATGTGGTAAAATTTATCTTGGGAAAATTTTTGCATCACTCCTTTTTGGGGGTTCGTTTTATATATCAATACCAGGCATAGATTTCAAAAAAAATATTCCGAATTATTTTGAAAGAGGGTATATACTTTTGTAGGTTAGGGTTAGGTACTTTTTTATAACGGGGGGGGGCAACGCGGCCCGACGGCATCACGAACCGACGAAAACAACGTGTCGATTCACAACATTATCATATCATACATTTAACTGATTGTCAACACTGTCCCTAGGTAATAAAAAAGGAGAGAACACCACTTCTCTCCCTCAGTTTGTAACACACACCGGATCTGAGTTTATAGACCTCACCCGTGGTCTCGTTAAGTGTTACTCCGTAAGAAAGACTTAAGTCCCCTTACAGACCCTTATAGATGTGTCTCAGAAGGTAATCTCCTCAGGGGTATCTGTGTCATTAACGATAACATCGAGGATTTGAAGAATTTCATCACCACTGTTACCCTGGGACAACATACCGAGTGCTAGTTCGAGAGACATAATAAA